CTTTCACCGTGTGGAAGCCGGCATCCGCGGCGCCAATGACCCACAAGTGCAAATCGTGCAACAAGAGTGCGAGCATTGTTGGGGGGATGGCTACGAGCCAGATTGGGAAGAAAATGACTAAAGAAAAAGAAATGCGCGCAACTGTTGATTTGGATTATATGCCAGATAATGTGGAAACCTATGAAGATGCCGCATGTTATTTGCTCATGGAATTGCACAAACAAAACCATGCGTTAAGCAGAATACTGTTAAGCTTGTGCGATACCGGCACCAATCACGATGACGAAGCTATGGAATGGCTAGCGCAAGTTGTGATTAAACAGCAGTTTTTTTACGACACGATGAAAGATTGGCGGCCAGATGATAATGAAAAACCGGACAAACCGGCCGGCGATGTTGTTGATATAAAAACCAAGCACTAAAAAAAGCCCCCATTTGGGGGCTTTATTTTTACCGGTGTTTTATTATTCTGCCGCCAAGTCGGCGCCAACACCCATGCAAACTTCTATTGGGTAAAACAAAATGCCGCGCTTGTTTATTTCAGCTTTAACTTGGCTAACCCGCATGGCATGGCGTTCAGCCATTTCAACACATTCGTTTTGCAAGTGCTCAAGCATTTTTGTTGCATTCCAATAATAGTCATGCATCAGGGTTTCTTGATCCCAACCGCTATAATCAAAACCTTTAGTTACTTTTGTCATCATATCCCCCATTAAGCCATTGCACGTTCAATTTGGTCAGCGGTCACTTGCATTTTAACCAACTGGTCTGCATTGTTGCGGAAACGCACTTCAATAGTGCCATCATCTTTGTAATCCCAAACGCGAGCAACTTGATCCATTTCGATGATGTTTACCTTGCCTTTGTAACCAAACTTAATCAGGTTAATGTCTCTATCTGTATACATTTTTTAGCACCTTCCGTTTCACATTTCCTATTATGACTCTAGGAAACTATTTACCGAAAGTAAAGCATATATGCACAAAAAAATGCATATTTCTTAAAAAAAATGCATATTAATTAGTTTTTTTTATTTTTCCCCCAACTTTTTAAATGCATATTCCAAATCATCCAAACAAAGTCGTAACAACTCCGTTGCTGCACGGTCAGCCCGCCCAACAGACCGCGCCCATTCTGCTGCGCTCATATTGTGCAGAACCACATCCTGAACACACCTAAAGCTTTGCCGCCCCATACGCCTTGCAAGCTTATTAAAATCAGCAAATGCTTCTGCTGCATAATTTGTAATACCGCCATTGCCTTTAGGCATGGTGTCCAAGTTTGCAGACATCCTAACAGTGCGGCCGGCTGCATTATAAAGCGCTAGCAACTGCTCTGCCGCGGCATGCTGGTGCGCGTTTATGTGCCCATGCTTTAGGTAGTAGTCAATCCATAGCTGATCTGTCACCCGCAACCGGCGTTTGCCCGCTTGCCGCGTTTCAACTTCCTCCACGCTATGCTTCGCCAAAAACTCCGGTGTTGGTAACAATACGTCAGCCATCTACATTGACCCCCATACCTTCAGCAACTTTTTTGATGTTTTCACGGTTTAAAGCAGCCGCATGCATGGCATCATACAGCTTGTGGTAATCGTAATATTCAGCGCCAAATTGCTGCTTTGCTTTTTTGATTATGATTTGCATTAAGCCTTGCTGCTTTTCAGTCAGTGCAGTCAATGGTGGCAAGCTGCCATTGGCTTTAACTGTTTTGGCGCGGCTTTGCTCGTTACGGCACCAAGTCATAAAGGTAAGGCGCCAGTTGCGGTCTGGTATGCGGTTCATGCTTAAATAATAATCCCGCATGCGTTGTGCCAGTGCATCAGCATCATTTATGTCACGGTCTGCTGCATAGCTGCGCAGATCAGTGTCAACTTCGAACTTTTCTAGCATTTGGCGAGGGGTGCAGATTTTGCGCCCAATATTATTAGAATATATATTATTATTATCTGTAAGTAGTTTGGGTGCAGATTTTGCACCCCATGCAGGATTTGCACCGCCTAAAACAACATATTTGCTGGTGTCATCCGGCCGCGTTTCTATTGTTATGTAATTGCGCTGCTCTAAATAGCGCAGCTTATTTTGCACCGTGCGGCGACTCACATGCATCTTATTTGCAAGTGTGTCTATACTTGGCCATGCATAGCCGGTTTCATCGTTGTAATAATCAGCCAACCATATAAGCAGCAAATGCGCACTGGCATCGCCAACTTCCGTTGACATGGCTTTAACTACCATTTCAACACTCATTTAAGCACCTCTATTAATTCATGCATTTCCCTTAATGCGTTTTGCGGCACAAAATAAGCGGCACCATAACCGCCGTGATCTTTGCGCCATTGTTGTTGTTTTGCGCTGCCAGCATGCAGCCATCCACAAACGCGATAGTTGGGCGCCGTGCCTGTCACTAAAACAAACACACGCTCATCAGGATCGCGGTCACGAATTATTAAATCCCAACCGTGCTTGCGGCGGGTGCGCACTTCTACTGCGCAGCTATCAATATCGCCTTGCTTTTGAAAGGTGCCAACACTGCCGCCCCAATATTTGCCAAGCAGCTTGGCAACAGCCACCTCACCACAAGCACCCTCCAAATGATTATCCCAACTGTCATCATAGTTGGTCAGGGTTTCTTTATAGTTGCGGCATTTTGCTGACACAAAACGCATGCAGCCGGTTAAAGCCGCTTGCATTAACTCATATTCGGTCAGCGTTATATTCATTTTGGCAACACCTTAAATTCATCTGATGCGCTAACGGCTTCTTGATACGATTTTTTTTCCTTGCACTTGTCGCAGATACGGTGCCCCACATCTTCCGACATAAATTGTTTAGAACAGCGCAAACATTTGCGCATTTTACTGACTTTAGCGTCACGCCGTAGTTCCACACGTTTGCCGGCATAGTGCATGCAACATTGCTGCGCTGGTTCGATCCAATGCGTTGGGATGCGCTGGCCGTGCTCATACCAGAACTGCACATGCTTTTGCGAGAGCCCGCACCAGTCTGCCAAGCGGCGTGTGCCCCTAGACCAGATGCCGTCGCCAATCGCTAAAATGAGCGTGTGAATATCTTCTTCTTTGTGGCGCGGGATGTGCTTCATAGCTTGCCCGCAAGTAGGTCGCAGAAATCTTCGTAATCTAAAACTGCAAGTGGCTTTTCACGATCAGCACCGATTACCAACACATCCACATCACGTTTATTATCATAAATAAACTTAAAGCCGCCACCTCTTTTTTTGGCTTCAATTTCCCATGTGGCGCCGGTGGTTTTTATAATGATGTCGTTTTTAAAGCCAGCCGCCGCACCGCTTAATGGTACGCGCAACGCATCTAGCCCATGTGCTTTTGCAGTATTTACTAACTCGCGCTCAAAACGCGCGCCTTTATCACGCTGCGCTTTGCCCATCTGCACCATCCATTTCATGCAGTTCTATCCAATCGGCAACAGTTACATCGCCGCCTGTCAGCGTGTGTATTTGCATCATGCGCTTGCCTGATGGGATGCAGTTTTTATAGAGCCACTTATGAACGGTTGCTTGGCACACGTTTGCCTTGTCAGCAAATTGCTTTTGCGAGATACCGTTTGTCGCTAGATATTGTGATAATTTCATTGGGTTCCTACTATATGCGGTTTAGTTTATTTTTAGGCATGTTACTTTGCATATATGCATATGGCAACCCTGTTTATAAATGTTTACTTTTGCGCATGTAAAGCATATATTTTGCATATGACTTGTTTATTTAAAACTAACAACCTTGCATGCATTTTTGCGTTGCGTGTGTCTAGTTGGCTTAACCCGCCAACAGGCGACCCATTTAATGCGGCCAGAATTACTTCTTTTTTTGTTGTTTTGTCAGGAGAGAAAAGTGAACAACTTAAAAATGCTACGCAAAGCATTAGGGTTAAAACAGGAGGAAGTCGCAACGCGCACCGGCTTCGGGCAGTCGCAATATAGCCGCATAGAGCGCGGCATCTGCGCTATTGGTGAACACCGTGACATATTAGCAAAAGCTTTAGAAGTTGCGCCGGAAGATATACACGAAAACATAACCGAAGAAGCGGCGCCGGTAATAAATGAGTTTTTGCCGGTGTATGGTTTGCCGCGCATAGATGGCGCTGGCTTTAGTTACCATGACAATATGCAAAGCAGTATAGAAGCGCCGGCGTTTTTGCGCACTGTAGCCAACAGCTATGCGGTGATTATTTATGGCAACGACATGGCGCCGCGGGTGCAGCATGGCGATTTAGTTTATGTTGACCCAAACAAAAAACCAAAAGCCGGTGGTTTGTGTATCTGCAAAGTCGCAGATGGCAACCAGATATTTGGCGTTGCGCGCGAATATGTAAAAAGCAACCAAACAACGCACACCGTTTGCCAGCTAGAGCCTTTAGAAGAAACCGACTTCCCACTAATGGACGTTGAATTGCACTGCATAGAGGGCATCAAACTAAATACATAAATGCAGCATAGTTTGCATATATGCTTGACTTTATGCATGCGCAGTAGTAATACTGCGTTATGCATGATAGTAACACAAGCAATGAAGTGCCCGAATTTTTTCAGGCATTTCAATTAGGTAGCAAGAGCCTCCAAGAGCGCAAAACCACCATGGGCGGCAGCGACATCACAACGCTGGCCAGCGGTGTTTCTGAACGCATCCTAAATTTGTATTTAGAAAAGCGCGGCATGAAGCCAGCCGATGACCTATCTATGGCTTGGCCGGTTGTTATGGGGCATGTTACCGAAACGCTGAACACGGAATGGACTTCCTACAAACTTGGCTTGCCGATTATTGACCGGCAGCGCGTCATAAGAGGCGTTAAAAACCAATTTATGCGCTGCACACTGGATGGCGTTATAGCTGGCTATAAAAACCGGCAAGCGGTTTACGATGCCAAGTTTACATTAGGGCGGCCGCAAGCTGGTGAAGAATACCGCGATGTCATCCCGCGCCTAACACGCTATTACAGCGCGCAGCTACATTGGAATGCGTACCTATTAGAAGAAGCCACCGGCAAGACATGCCCATATGGCGTTTTATCATTTCTGCGCGGCGGCAACGAGCCGGTGATCTGCGAAGTAAAAATCGACAAAAAATACCAAGCATCGCTAATTGGCATGGCCAGTTATTTTATGGGCTGCGTTGAAATGGGTGTAGAGCCAACCAAGCTGGCGACACCAGAGCCACCAGTGCCAGCCGATGAAAAAACGCCAGTAAACATGGCCGACACAACACACGCAATTAAATGGAAGCATTACGCGGAAATATGGGCCCAAACCTATGGCGCGGCTGACAGCTTCAAAAAAGCAGAAACAGAACTCAAGAAATTAGTGCCGCGCAATGCTAGCGAGGCATTTGGGGATGGCATCCGCATTAGGGTTGCCAAAAACAATAGCAAAAGAATAGAGGTGCAAAAATGACAGACCTTGCTTTCCCATCTAAAGGCGTTGCCGGTTATGGCCGGCTGCATAGTGTAGAAATTGATCAGATCGCAGAAGCGTTAAGTCAGTTTCAAGCGCAAATGCCGGTGCTAGATAAAACTGGCAAAAACTTTACGAAAGGCAACGCGGCAACGATTGGCGATGTTGTGACCGTTGCGCGCCGTGCGGCAAAGTATGGCTTATCATTCAGCCAGCCAGTTACCAAATGGGTGCATGTAGACCGCAACAGCGAATATTATGTGCGCACGATTTTGTATCATAAAAGCGGCCAATGGATAAGCGGCGGCGAATTGCCAATAGTGGTTGAGAAGGGTGGCAGCGCCGCATTTGGCGCAGCGCTAACCTACGCGCGCAAATACAGCTTGCAAGCAACCATGGGCATAGCAGACCACAATGACGATGATATTGATTGGGATTTCGAACCGACTGTAGACGGTACGGACAGAGGAAAAGCCGGCAGTGCGAAAAAAGCCAACCTTGTTCCCAACACTGCCGGTCAGGGTGGCTCATCAGAACAGCACCTCCCAACTGGTGAGCCGCCCGCAACAAATACGATGGTAAAGCTGGACGATGCCATTCCAGATTTTACCAAGCCAAATATTGAGGCCATGACGCCAGACGAATTGCGTCAGTTTTTTGATGGCATGGGCGCCGAACAAGCCCGCAAAGAAATTGCACCAATTAAGGATTTAAACAAATTGCGCAGCATTTGGGAAACCGTGCAACCGCAAGACCCTGACGTTGTGCAAGCATTTTTAGACCAATCATCTGCAATAAAGTAAGGAGCAAGCTTGATGAATAAATTAACCGTTGTTGGCAATCTAACGCGCGATGCCGAAAGCAAAGGCGACTATATGTTGCTGGATGTTGCGCAAAATCAATATGACAAAGATGGCGAAGATAACAAACACACGCATTACATGCGCATTGTTTGGTTTAACAAAAACAGCGACAAGCTGGCCGACATTTTTAGGAAAGGCAAGCAAGTTTCTGCCGTTGGCACCATGAAGGTGACTACCAACGAAAAGGATGGGAAAACCTACACCAATATTTCGGTGCTTTGTAATAACAACGATGTTGCACTGCCGCCGAAAGAAGGTAGCAGCGATGGATTCAAAGCACCTTTCTAGCGTAGCAGAACGGCCAGAGCATCCGTTGTTAGTTATTCCAAACGATGACGGTTGCCTTCTGGTTATCGGTACGAACCAAGCGCAAATGCACATGACCAAAAAACAGATGTTTGAAAAAGGCATGGAGTTTTTGCGCCGTTCTGCCGCGCGTGAGTAGGCGTAAAAAAGCCAAGCCTATCAGGGTGGACAAGTGCGCAGTGTGCGGCACAACAGTTTACCTTGATAGTGGCGGCTGGTTGGTAAATGGCGAAAAGCTGGTGCTTTGCGGGTTTGGGTGTTTTGAGGCGAGGCGCAAGCAAGGTGACATTGATTTTTGGGAGCAGTTAAGAAATGCAAACAAATAAGTTTAATGAACTGGAATTGCAGTTAAGCCACATTGTTGATGTGGTGTGCTTAACAATGAACATAACACAAATGGATTTTTTATCGGCGCGTAGGAGCGCGCCATTGCCGGATGCGCGCTGCATTGCCAGCTTGCTTGCTAAAGAATACACACCGGCAAGCTATGCGCACATGGGGCGCCGGTTTAACCGCGACCATAGCACTGTAATGCAGCAGCTAAAGCGCGCCGAACAAAACAAAGATAAGCTTTTTCAGCAACGGCTTAAAATGGCGCGTGAATGGCTGGAGAACGTATAATATGCCGATATGTAGGGCATGAAGAAGTTTGCCGCTACCTAGCCGCCGGTTGGCAGTTAAGTAGCGGCATTTTAGCAGCGCAACACCAGCGGAGGTGCATGGTTATGTTTAGAGTTGCGCCGCAAGCAAATCCAGATCAGTTGCAGATTGGGCCCGATTTAAGTCAGTGATGCTATAATGCGCCATGGCTGTATTGCTGCGCTTGCTATGGCCCATGCGATATTTGCGGGTTAATTCATCAACACCAGCTAGCAGCATTTGCGTATGGTAAAACTTGCGGAAGCCGCC